CTCTCCACATTGAAGTGCCACATAACAGATCCACGGTAACCAATAAAAGCCGCAGAAATGTATGTAAGTGGGTGAAATTCAGCAAAGTTGTACTTGAAATTCGATCCGGTGGTAATTAAACCAACTGCTGAATCAAACCCATTGGGATCAAAACCCGGTGCAACTGGCATCTTGGTAAAAGTTCTAGTCCACAGATAGATCGGGTGAGTGACATCGGACCCTAGATATCGCACTCCACTCAGAGTCGATCTCCTCATCAATTGTCTCAATGACAGAACTGCTTCACCAAAATTCACCAGATAGCGCTCAGGAGCTGGTGTGTGAACCACACCACCAGCAATAATTTGCTGTACTGTATCAGTATCCTCTGATTCATCTTTTGCTTGCGGTGGAAACCACGAGAAATTGGATGATTGTTCACAGAATGCATTAGCAGGATTGGCAAATTCAAGATTCTCAGCCCCGCGCACAAACACCATAATAGGTACAGTGGAGGTGGAGACGGGTGCAGTAAGGGCTGTCAGCACACGCATAACAATAGTTCCATTGTGAATTGTGGAATCATAGCTGAACGATGGGCTACCTGATGTGGACCAGAGTTGGTAGGCTGTTGTTGGAAAACCTGGTGTTTTAAGCCAAGCCAGTGCCTGTTGATATGGGACACGAATCTCCACATCCGTATCTTTACCAAGATCAACAATCTGTGTAAAAACAGCAGTTGTTGAAACGGCATCTGAAATGACATTTTCACCAGCATAACCAGTAGGATCGTAGGATATTCTGACTCGACCCTTATGGTAGGGTGATGCTACAAACCGAAAACGGAAAATAACATCTCCACGCCAATGGGCAAAGTTGTAATTCAACCAACACATAGGTGTCATATAGATCTTGGCATCAGTGCCACCATCGTTGTAGTACATAGTGGGAGCAACTACACTCGAAAACAAAATGTCATCAGTGAGTTTTGCTGTCGTCCACGTCGCTGTAGTGAGATAACTCTCCTTTTGGACCAAATGACAGATTGAAGTTTCATCAGTCGAGGATAACCCAGCAATGCCGGGATCTATCGATAGTTCATTCTTCGGATCTAAAGTCAACTTTTCCACAGGATATGAGACCTCAGAAGTAGACAGAGGGGCGTTCGCGGCAGGCCTAAAAGGCATAACGTCTCGAACCACTGGATCATTCGTGAAACCCAAGGCGTGGGCTCCAGATGCTAGTGCTTTTGCACCCATTTCTGTTGCTGTGGCAAAAGAAGAAATCATAGGAATCTTTCTTAATGCCTTTGCGGCCTCAGCCACGGCCGATGCCGGTCCAGAAATTGAACCGGCATACTCAGACTTTGCTTGCATCGCCAAACCAACAGATGGTCCAGCAATACGAACATTTTCAGCCCAAGCATAAACTTGTACTGTCACTCCAGTACCTGTAGCACCATTCGCAGAAGCAAGTGCTGTATAATTCAAAAAGGTCAGCGCACCCATATTGGTGAAGTCTGAAGATTTTTGCAGTGACAGCCAATTTTTGTTCAAAAAGAACGGAAGAGTCATTTCACCAGCTGAGTTGTTAGCTGGGTAGATCCACAAATGTGGGCGCTGGGAATATGGGATAAAATATCCAGTTCCAGCATCATTCACAATGCTCGTCCAACTACCTGGCGCCAAATTTTGCAACGGTTGATATGAAGCAATCATGGCACCATAATAGAAAGGTGAAGCATTGACGATGATCTTGACTTTCAAATCGCACTGAATGAAAGAGTAATTGTTTGTCTTGTATTTGATACGAGTATCATTGAAGAACAAGTTCCAAGGTGTAAAAACATGTGAAGTACCGACAGCATCGGACTCATTCCATGTGAAACTTGCAATACGCACAGGACGTTTCAAAAAATCTCCCAAATCAGAATTGACTGGAGTACTGTCTCTCAATGTAACATTGTCCATCGCAGAAACAAATCCAATTCGCTGACCAACGTTCTCATCAAGAAACTTTACAACTTCTTGGTCGATTTCTTCAGATTGTGAAGTTTCGACCTGTGCAAGCTTTTCAGATG